ATTTAATTCTTGATCGATTGAATCATCAAGATATTGGCACCATAAATATGTATATCTTGCAAGCCAGTTAAAATATTGACGCGGCGGTTTCTCTTTGAAATCCCAACCTAAAAGCTTAATAGCTCCGGCCGGTTCGACAACATTGTTTTGTCCGGACGTCGGATCGACGACGTCGTTTACCGCCCATTCCGGAATTTTTGTTGGTTTTGTAGCCATAATATATTTACCCCTTTAAGAAATTAATTCAACCATTTGTCCGCCGATTGGCTGTCCGCCTTCTGTATAATTATATTCGGAAAAGCCGTCGCCTTCGGCGTATGGGATACCGCCTTCCGTGTCGAACTCAAAAGGTACAACGCCGTACCCGGCAACGATTGACAACCCGACGCCGGCCGGAATTACTTTTCGCATTGTGACCAGTAAGTCGCCGAGAATATCTGACCCGTTTGTATATAAATAAATATGTGCCGGGAAAAATTCAATTAATCGAACTTGTGTCGCTTGCGTAACTGTTTTTAATACCGTCATAACAACGTCCGGTTGGCCGCTGGAAACATTAATAAATACCTTGAACTCAATAGCGACCCGGTAATCGTCGTCGCTTCGTCCCTGCCGATCTTCCCCGACAATTTCGCCAATGCCGTCAAGTTGGACGCCTTCGGCCGTCGAAATTAATCTTTTCATTATTAAAAAATCAGCTTGGTCGTTTGTTTCTTCTAATTGCTCCGTAAAAACTTCAATAACACCTTTTAAATTATCCGACCGCTTAAACTGTTCAATCATTAAACTAAGCGTATCGCCTGTTATGTCTGCGATATAATACGGAGAATGTCCGGCGGATCCCGGCGGAAAATATGTTGACCAAATCGCCGCCCGCTGTTCGTCGTCAATTTCCCCGACCGGAAAAGGGAAGGACCCCCAAGGCATCGGGAAAAACCAAGATCGTTGTCGTTTTCTATCGGTATCAAAAGCCATGTTTTACGCTCCTGTAATCGCTTTTTCTTCAATATATGTTGTGTCGTCGTCGGAAACATTCTTTTTATAAATCTTCGTTCCGGAAGAATTATAAAAATCTTTTGAAGCGGATCCGCCCTTGGTCTGTGTTCCCCGGAATACATGAGCCATGCGAAGCCGTGTTATCATTGCCGCTATTGATTCAACTGTCGGCGGTGTACCCTGTGCGATTTCCGCCGGTGTATCAACAAAAATCACGTCGACAACTTCGGCGTTAATCAATGCCTTGGCCGCTGTCGTAAAGTCTTCGACTGTTACGTCCGGAAGATTTGCAAACGCGCCGGCCGCAAACGCGCCGGTTGCGTCGTCCAACTCGATATCGCCGTCCGCATTATCGGAACCGGCAATCTTAGCCTTGGTCGGGAGTTTTGCTTCTATATTATTAATGCCTGTATCGATATCGGTTAATGCTCCGGAATTCGGTAAGGCATCCGTTACGGCTTTTATGGCATCGATAACCGTATCGTTGTCGGCCTTATCAGAAGAACCCATAATATCATTTGTCGGTAATTTCCCGTCAACGACTTGGGTATCTGTATAAATATCGTCCAAGTGTTCGTCAACAGAACCAGCCGCCGGCGCTCCGCCTGTAGGCGCTAATTTCATAGCGTCCCGGACCTGTTGAGAAGTTATCCCCGTTCCGGAACCTGTTGAAACTTCGACGTCAAGATATTTTCCGAAGGTACCGGCTGTCGTATGTCCGGACTGTAATTCGTCCCAAACGTCGTCAACGATTGCGTCGCGCGAAGCGCTCGAAAGTGCATAGCCTGTTTTATCGTTATTCGTGGTTACTGTTACCCCGGCCGTGACACTTGCGACGGATCCGGTTACATTTCCTTGAACACTCGCGACGCCTTGGCCGAATGTGCCGGCGGTTACGTGTGCCGATCTGAGTTCGTCCCAAACCTTGTCAACAATCGCGTCTTGGTCGGCCGAAGTTAAAGTATATCCTGTTTTATCATTATTGGTTGTTACGGTTACGCCTGCCGTTACGGATCCAACGGCACCAATTACAGAACCGACCGAACCCGTCACATTGCCGCCGACATTTCCGTCAACATTACCCGTTACACTTCCCTGTACAGACGCAACACCTTGACCAAAAGAACCGGCGCTTGTATGGCCTGACCTTAATTCATCCCAAACAGCATCCGCGACCGCGTCCCGGGAAGCTGTTGAAAGCGCGTAACCCGTTTTATCATTATTAGTTGTTACCGTTACGCCGGCCGTTACACTACCGACCGCCCCGGTTACACTTCCAACCGAACCGGTTACATTACCCTGTACGCTTGCGGCGCCTTGACCGAATGTCCCGGCCGTAGTATGACTTGCACGTAATTCGTCCCAAACCTTATCAACGACGGAATCTTCCGAAGCTGTCGAAAGTGCATAACCTGTTTTATCGTTACACGTTCCGACAATTACGCTATCCGAAGTATGGTCAAAATCTGACCGCGTTGTCATATCGGCGTCAAGCCGCTTTCCAAAGGATCCGCCCGTTGTATGTCCTGACTGTAATTCATCCCAAACCTTATCAACAATCGCGTCCTGTTCGCCGGACGTTAAAGTATATCCCGTTTTGTCGTCATTCGTTCCGACTGTTACTTTACCGGTTGTCGAAGTTATTGCAAGATCCCCGAAATTCGTAGGCGCGGACGCGGCAAGTAATGCGTTATCGGTTCCCCGCATATCTGTATTTGCTGTACAGGTTCCAATTGTTGAATTCGACTTATTGTATCCTGTACCGTCGTAATCAGCTTCTAAATTTCCCGGGGCCCCGGTATCCCCTGAAATTTCTTGAATGTCACATTGTACATATCCATTACCGGAAAATGGTATCGATTGCGGAATACGTGACATTACCGTACTTATATCGGAACCATTCGCGTATATTTGTGTAAAAGCATCCTCGATATAACGTGTCGTCGCCTCTACTGCGAATCTATACGTTAGACAACCGCTACATGCGACAGATACAAAATATTTGCCGGCAAGTGAAAATTCGCCTTGTCCGATTCTTAACCAGTATTCACCGTTTCCCGCTTCCTTCCAGTCGTCAGTCGTTACTGTATATGTTGTCTGACTCGTTGCCGCTTCATATTCATATTTTACTGTGACGTCTCCGTATACCTTCCCGGTTTCCGGTGTCTTCATATCTGCGTCGTCAAGCAATAAAACAGGGAACCATTTATCAAAGCCTTTTTTTCCGAATAACATTTTATACGCTCCTTATTTTTAATTTACTTTTAATTCGATCAAATGTTCTAATAAATATTCGGGATTGTTGGCGAAAAAAACTACTTGTTGCGCGTTACTTGCTCCGATATCCCACGTTTCGGGCCGTGCTTCGCTCAAAATATCATCGTCAAACGGTAAGTATGTATCGCTCGAAAGGTCCGCTCCGTATCCTCTTGCGATTGTATCCAAGTCAGATAACAAGAAATTATCTGCGCCTTCATTTACAAAAGATACTTCTCCATTTCTGCCACTCGTTCCGGGTTCTGTTCCATCGTCAGAACAATTATTATTTGCCGTGTCGAAAGTACCATCATAGCAATATGTAAGACAGTCTTGAACAATATTGTTTTTAGCATAAACCGTATTTCCCGAACCTCTTTTTATTCCGACATCGCAATTATGTACAGTATTATTATAGCAATAACTCGTCGCGCTATTCCAGCCAGTCATATCGATACCATAGGCACTCGGCCCGTCATTCCAATCATAAATTATATTATTCCATATTTTTACGTTATAAGTTGCTACAATACCATGATTCCCATAAGATCCTGTCGCGGAAGCCTGATTCCAAACTATACAATGACTTATTCTCATATCGCCATTTGATCCCGATTGTGCCAAGATTCCAAATGCCTCGTATGCAGTTGTACCGGTTAATGTAACCTGCAAACCTTCAAGTCTTGTGTATGATCCACCGGAACCGATATTTATTGTATATGAATAAGCAGAACAGGCAAATGTTATATAATATTTCGATGAATCCCAATATCCGGCGTGTCTTTCTGATAATGGAGTGTAGATTTTAATATAATTGGCCGGTCCGTCAGTCCATGATAATATATTCAATTCTCCTGTATCTCCAGAAGCCAGCGCATAACATTCAATTTCGAGTTTTCGATTATTTGCTACAAGATTTCCGATATCTGACTGTAAATCGGCTTCTGCATTAACGACACCGGTATAGTTGCCGCCTGAATCTTTCACGGTACGCAGAACAGTATATGCGTGTAATGCTCCAATATCCCATTGCGTAGGACTGGTACCACGTGATACTCCGGCCGCGTCGTCGCTGTATAATCCAGAAGATGGATCGATAGCACCAGCGAATTGTAAATCTGTATCAGTTGCTTTTAATCGAAAATCTCTTGTCGAAACATCTTCGAATACATCGTTCCAATTTGACGGAGTGACCGGGTTCGTCCCGTCACCATCATTGCTTGCACAATTCATGATAGTATTGAATGTTCCGACAAAATCATCATTATTTCCAAATACTGCCGAGTCATATACATTGAAAGTTCCACCATCACGGACGATTGCGTCGTCGCAATTATATACAGTACAATTGTACACGTTATATGTTCCATTTGCTCCTGAATTAGAGTCGATAGCGCGACCGTTCGTTACCGGGAAATCATACATAATACAGTTCATGTAATTTACATATGATCCTGAGTTCGGAGTAATACCCATATAAATACCCATGTGATTTTGTCCGGTTGATGATGTACTACCTTTTAATATTAATTTTTCAAAATTCCAATGAAAATCCGCCGTTCCTCCACGAATGCAATATCTATAATCAAAAGACGACGTCGAACATTCAATTTGAATTCCTTTAATATTGACATAATCTTCGTATATATAAATATTTCCTGGACTACTGGCAACTAATCGATAGCAATCTGTAGACCAATAACCGGGATGTGTCTGTCCTGTTTTTGCTTCAATATTAATATCATAACCTTCCGCAGTGGTCCATCCGTTTAAATCAAATGGGGTAGTATCTTCGAACGCATGACATAAAGCAAATTTTCGACGCTTTGTCGTCGCAAGTGCTTCTTGTTCTCCTGCGTTAAATCCTGAAAGTGTTGTATAATCTGCGTCTATTGTATTTATGTCGTAATATAATTCTAATATTTGATCCGCCCCAATGTCCCAATTAGAACCGACATCGTTTCCGCCAATACCAATATTATACGTTGCTCCGGAATTAGTACCATTTTCGAAAGCTTCGCCTGTCCTTTGGATTCTGAAATCATCAGAACTATAATCTACAAAAATATTTGCCGCCGCTTTACTTGCCTGATTGTAACTACCTCCGACATTCGAATCTGTTGAACCGTCAGAATCCAGATTATAATCTGAACTTGACGAATATGTGCCTGCGTAAAAATCCTCATCTGTCGTGCTTCCCATTGCAATATTATCCTGCACAAGATGATTAGTGCTCGAACATCGAATACCGCACCAACACCCGTAAACTGAATTACTTATTACGTTGACAACACCAAAACCATCGATTCTCATTCCACCGGTATACGAAAATCCAAAACCATAAATAATATTACGATAGATATTTCCGGTCGGATTGGTAACTGAATACGTATATCTGATACCGCCAAGATGTGAATTTTCCTGACCATCTAAAATACAATGATGAACATCGATATTAGTATG